TCCAATGGTCAGGTATTAATGATATTACAACTTGGTTATCAGGAACTAAACAATCTGATCAACAAGATCTTCCAGGATCAGGTGGTGAAATTGTAGCTATTACTTCAGGTGAGTATGGTTATGTATTTAGACAAAACCAAATTATTCGTATGGATTATGTTGGTGGAGCAACTGTATTCAGACTATCAGTAATATCTCCTAATAGAGGAGCTGTTTATGGTAAAACTGTAGCACAAGATAATAGACGAGTTTTCTTTTATGCTGATGATGGATTTTATGAAATAGCAGGTGATAACCTTATTTCAATAGGTGCTGAAAAAGTTAATAGATTTTTTGACCTAGATCTTAACAAAGCATTTGCTGATAGAATATGTGCAGCTGTAGATCCATTTAACCAATTAGTTATGTGGCTTTATCCTTCAGCTTCTAATACTAATAATACAACAGGTATTTGTGATAAGCTTATTATCTACAACTATGCTACTAAAAAATGGTCATTAGCTGAAACTAATGCTAGTTTTATATTTAGTCAATTTGTAGGTGCTTATACTACTGAGTTAATGGATATTATATCTACTAACCTAGATGCTATTAATATTGCTTTAGATACTGACTTTTGGTCAGGTGGACAGAAGTTTTTAGGAGCTATAAATAACTCTTACAAAGCTGCAATTTTTAGTGGAACTGCAAATGAATCTGAGATAGAGACTTCAGAGGTAGAAATATTTCCTGGACATAGAGCATCTATTACAGGAGTAAGACCAATTGTTGATGCTGAAGCAACAGTAACAGTTAAGACTAGAAATAGATTAGCAGATACTGAAACTGAGTCTACATCAGCAATTATGACCTCTAATGGTATTAATCCTGTTAGACAATCAGGAAGATATTTTAGAGCAAATGTTAAAGTACCAAGTGGTAAATTATTCAATCATGGACAAGGGATTGATATTACTGCTGTTAAAGCAGGATTAAGATGACAGATAAGACAGATATTGATAACGTAAGATATAGTTTTGAAACACAAGAATTTTTCCAAAGACAAATTGAAGAAGCAATTAACACATTAATTAATGAAAAGAATACTGAAAATAACAAAGCATATGCTTGGTTTATAGGAGAATAGATGGCAGGTATAAAAGATTATAGCACAACAGCAGGTAATAATACATCCGTAGGAGGTGTGTCTATTGCAGAAGGTATGTTGCCTTCAAATATTAATAATGCATTTAGAGCTGTTACTGCTGATATGAGAGAGTGGTACAATGATGCTCAATGGGTTATCTATGGTGATGGTGATGGCGCACATACATTTGCTTATGTAAGTGGCACATCATTTACAGTTAATGGTGCAAACGTAACTGCACATTATCATGCAGGACGTAGAGTTAAAGCAGTAGGTTCTTCTACTGGAACAATTTATGGAACAATATCTAGTACATCATTTTCATCAAATACAACAGTTAACGTAACATGGGACTCAGGTTCTTTATCAAGTGAAACATTAGTTATTTATTTAGCTATATTAACTCAAACAAATAATTCATTACCAACAGATAGTATTGGTTCTTCTAATTTAAAAACTGATTCAGTTACAACAGCAAAAGTTACAGACGCAAATATTACTGCTGCTAAACTAGCAACTAATGCAGTAGAAGCTGCTAAAATAAATGCTTCAGCAGTTACTTCAGGCAAGATAGCTGCCGATGCAGTTACAGGAGCTAAAATTGCAGATGATGCTATTAATAGCGAACATTATACAGATGCATCTATTGATACTGCACATATTGCAGACTCACAAATTACTTCAGCTAAAATAGCTGATGATGCAGTTACTGCTGGTAAAATAGCAGATGCAGTTTTAGTAACATCTTCTGAACATGCTGCCCACACTCCTGATGAAGTTACAATATTAACAACAGCTGGTTCAGATGCTAGATACTTTAGACAAGATTCAAGTGAAACAATTGCATCAGGTGATTCATGGTCAGCTGGAGATACAAAAGTAGCAACAACAGCTGCTATTGATGCAAGAGTTATAGATTTAGTAGATGATGTTGGAGGATTTGTTCCAATAGCAAATGAAACAAGTTTTCCTAATGCTAATCCTGACGTTAATAATGGAGCAGGAACTATTGTTAGTGTAGCTACTTTAGGTAGTACACATACAGCAAATGGTTCAGGTGTTGTATCTATATCCAATGGAACTGTAGGAAATTCTACAGTAACAATAAATGGTTGTGGAGCTAGTGCTTCTTTAACATCAGGTTTTGGAATTTTAGTAGAAACAACTACTACATTAAACACTTATACATTTCATAGATTAGTACCAAAAGCTACAGAAGTTACAACAGTAGCAAGTAAAGCTACTGAGATTGGCAGACTAGGAACTGCTGATGCAGTATCAGATTTAAATACTTTAGGTACAGCAGATGTTGTATCTGATATGAATACACTTGCTGCAATTAGTGGATTAAGTTCATTAGCAGCTAACTCAGCTAATGTTACTACAGTTGCAACAAATTTAAGTTCAGTAAATAACTTTGCTGAAGTATATAGAATATCATCATCTGCTCCTGTAAGTTCACTAAATTCGGGCGATCTTTATTTTGACACTACTACAGATACATTAAAAGTATATGGTTCATCAGGATGGCAAAATGCTGGATCTTCAGTAAATGGAACATCTGCTAGATTTAAATACACAGCTTCAGGTAGTCAAACTACATTTACAGGATCAGACGATAATGGAAATACACTTGCATATGATGCAGGATTTGTAGACGTTTATCTTAATGGTGTTAAATTAGTTAATGGTACAGACGTAACTGTTACTTCAGGTACATCTGTTGTATTAGCTTCAGGTACTACAGCAAACGACATCATAGACATTGTTGGATTTGGTACATTTAATGTTGCAGCAATCGCAGCTTCATCCATAACATCAGGCACATTAGCAGACGCAAGATTACCAACTACAATGGCATCTAAAACATTAACTGGTGCAACTGTTACAACAAATTATAATGGATTAACTGTTAATGGTGATGGCAGTTCTAATGCTGGTCAAATACAATTAAACTGTCATGCAAATACACATGGTGTTAAAATTAAATCACCACCACATAGTGCTGCACAATCTTATACATTAACTTTACCATCAAGTATTACTAATGGTTATTATTTAAAAACAGATGGTTCAGGTAACTTATCTTTTGCAGAAGTACCTCAACCTACATTACCAACAGTAGCAGATGTATCTCAAACAATTGCTCCAGCTACAGCTACAGCTATAAATATTACAGGAACAAATTTTAGTGGAATACCAATAGTACAATTTATTAAATCAGACACAGGTGCTATTACATCTTCTAATACAGTTAGTTTAACAAATGCTACAACACTTGCAGTCAATGTTACTTTAGCATCAGGATCTTATTATGTTAGAATAGAATTAGAAAATGGTAGAGCTGCAAGAAGTACAAATGCAATATTAACTGCATCTACTGCACCTACGTTTAGTACAGGAGCAGGTTCATTAGGAACTTTTGCTGGTAATTTTTCAGGAACATTAGCTACTATTTCAGCATCATCAGATAGTGCAATAACATTTGCAGAAACAACATCAGTTTTAAGTGGAGCAGGAGTTACATTAAATAGTTCTACAGGTGCGTTGACTACTTCAGATTTCGGTGCTAGTTCAACTACACCAACTACATATACGTTTACATTAAGAATTACTGACGCAGAAAGTCAAACTACAACAAGAGAGTTTAGTATGACTTCTAGCTTCGGTGCAACAGGTGGAGGACAATTTAACTAATGGCTAATACATATTTACAACGAACAACATCTACGCCTACTTCTGATAAAAAAGGAACAATAAGTTTTTGGGTTAAAAAATGTGGTTTTGGCGACCAACACATGGCTAATATTTATATTGATGCTAGTAATAGATTTATGATTAAATTTCAAAGTGATGATACTTTTGTTTTATATAATCAAAATAGTGGAACAGGTAATTTATATTTAGAAAGTAGTGCAAAATTTAGAGATACTTCAGCATTTTACCATGTTGTTTGTAAAATAGATACAACACAAGGTACTGCTTCTGATAGAGCCGCAGTATATATTAATGGTTCAGAAATGAGTTATGCTGTTTCTACTTATCCAAATCAAAACGATACTATAATATGGTTTCAAGCTAGTAAAAATCAACAATTTGGTCAATATAATTCTAGTAATTACCTTAATGGTGTGATGTCTCATATTCATTATACAGATGGTTATGTTTATGATGCTTCTACTTTTGGTTCTACAGACGCAACAACTGGAGAATGGAAAATAAATACATCACCAAGTATTACAATGGGTAATAATGGTTTTACAATTTTAAAAGATGGAAATACAATTACAG